TATTCATTGGGATCCGGATTGGCGGGGCGGGAGAGGCCCTAACAGATGGGAGGGGGATATTCGATGGAAAGCCATGCACCCACTGACGCTGATACCGGACGCACGGTGCAAAGAGGATATCAATGAAGGAAATCGGTGCCATAAAAGAGTCTGGCGCACTATGGAGGAATTGCAACAGAAATATCCCCATATCGCCGACCAGCTCCAAGAAGAAAGTATGGACCAAACAGATGATATGCTGCTTGATACCCAAACAGATGCAGAAGGGCTTGACGATTCAGCTTACAAAGAAAACCAACTTCCGGTGATTGAAACATGGTATACGGGAGAGCCAATGATTCCAGACACTGATTCCGAGAACAGTGGTGGCGAAACTGCCCAATCAGGTTACGGACTGCATGTAATTTGGTGGGCCGGAGAGAATCAGCAAATTTACTTAAAACATGCAAATTATATATATTTTGAAGCAGAGGAAACTACCAAGTTTCCTTTTATTGTGCGTCAATGTTACCCGAGAGAGAATTCTATATGGGGATTTGGTGAAGCATATTTTCTTAAGAACCCGCAGATGGTCCGGAATAAGACGGCGGAAATAATTATCGAGGGGCACATGCAACAGTCCGTAGGGCAAACATATTATGACCAAAGCGCACTGTCTCCAAAACAGAAGAAAATTGTGCAGACAAAAGGCACCCTGCCGGGTATGTGGTTTGAAGTTCAGAATATAGATGGGATTAAGCGGGAGTATTCCAAAGGTGTGCCGTCCACTCTCCAAACGGAAATGGACAGGAATAGGTCCATGATGGAGTCCATTATTGGCCGATTTGATATCAGCCAGGGGAGAACCCCAGGAAGCGTGACTGCATTTAAGGCGATTGCAGAACTTTCCGCCCGTGCCCAGGTGCGGCTTCGGATTAAGGAAAAAGCGATTCAGAGTTCCTATGAAGAGGGTGGCATGTATGTAAATCGGCTGATTGAGAAGTTTTATAATGAACGGCGGAAATTCCGAATTATAGGTAAGGACAAGGATAATAGTAGGGGTCAAATGGGTAATAGCCAAGGTAATCATAATGGTAATAGTAACGGTTATCAATACGGCGAATATAATCCGGAGGATATGCTTAAGGTTTATGATACCACCACTGGGACGGTTGCACCTTACAACCAGGCAGAAGAGCAGATTCCGGCCATGGGGATGATAAGGCAGCTTAAGCAGCAGTATGAAGCCGGAATGATAAGCGAAGAAGATTTTGCCGCTATGGCCAGCCAGCTTCAGATAGAGAATTATGAAATCTATTTCCCGGAGTTTGACTGCTATTGCAAGACCAGCAGCGTAACGCCTTCGGATAGGTTCTATTATATTGAGGTGGCTAAGGAACTTTTGACAGCCCAGATTATTCCGCCGAAAATATTCCTAGAGGTATTAGATACCGGCAAATTCCCGCCCATAGAGGAGATTATGGAAGAATTAGACAGGATGAATCAGCCGAAGATTGGCGACATGATTGGGGTTCTGCCGCCGGAATTGCAGCAGTATATGAGCACCCTTTCGCCGGAGGATTTTGTGACTGAAATGGCGGGGTTATTGCAAGTTGGGGCACAAAATATAGATATGTCCGGGATGCCGACTGCTATGCCTCAACCTCAAGGACAAGGAGGGGGGCGGCGGCAGGGAATGGCAGTATGATTGCAAATTAAAAGTATATCTGAATATTAGTTTTTGATTTAAAGGAACGATTTCCCGTCCCTTTAAATCAAATCTTTGAGCGAGAATACAGCACTCTATTTAAATGGTGGATGTATTCTCACTTTTTACTATCTGCTCTAGAGCATAATTAACTAAATAGAATATAGCTTGTGTTCTTGTACCAAACCCCTTATCTTCCTTAAATTTGTCGATACGCTCAAGCAACACCCTTGGTATTCTTAGCATTACAGATTGTTTTTCCATTGTTTTCACCCCTTGCTTTAAAATGATATACAAAGTATATATAGTGTGTTATAATATACATAGTATATCATACGAAGGAGGTGAAAACAATGTTGGTTAATAAGGCATATAGGTTTCGCATATATCCCAACAGGGAACAATTAACATTAATAAATAAGACTTTAGGTTGTAGCAGATTTGTGTTTAATCATTTCCTTTCGGCTTGGAATGAAGCATATAAGCAAACAGGAAAAGGATTGACATATACTTTGTGTTCTTTGCAAATGACACAGCTAAAAAAAGAATTACCTTGGCTTAAAGAAGTTGACAGCATAGCCCTACAATCATCGTTAAGAAATCTTGAAGACGCTTTTAGAAGATTCTTTCAAAAACAAAATAACGCTCCAAAATTTAAGTCAAAGAAGAATAAAATTCAATCATATACAACAAAATATATTAACGGGAATATATCTATAATTGGAAACAAGATTAAATTGCCTAAACTTGGATTGATTAAGCTTGCTAAATCTAAAGAAGTTGAAGGAAGAATACTCAATGCAACCATTAAAAAAAATCCAAGTGGCAAATGCTTTGTATTAATTCTTGTTAAAATTGAAGTATTTGAAATGCCTAAAACAAACTCCTCTTGCGGGATAGATTTAGGGCTTAAAGATTTTGCTATAATCTCAGATGGAACAATATACCCTAACCCTAAATTCTTCAGAACTTTAGAGGCAAAACTTGTTAAAGAACAGCAAATATTGTCAAGAAGAGCTAAAGGCGGTTCAAACTGGAACAAGCAAAGAATTAAGGTAGCGAGATTACATGAACATATATCAAACGCAAGGGCAGATTATCTGCATAAAATCTCAACCGAGATTGTTAAAAACCACGATATTATCGGTATGGAAGATTTGAAAGTAGATAATATGCTAAAGAATCATAATCTTGCTAAGGCAATATCAGAAGTGTCATGGTCACAATTCAGAACAATGGTAGAATATAAAGCTAACTGGTACGGGAAACAAGTTGTAGTTGTAGCTAAAAATTTCGCTTCAAGTCAATTGTGTTCAGTTTGTGGTTACAAAAACCCAGACGTTAAGAATCTTACTTTGAGAGAGTGGGAATGTCCTCAATGCCATGCTTACCATCAAAGGGATATTAACGCAAGTATAAATTTAAAAAATGAAGCCATGAGGCTTCTAACTGTAGGGACTACAGGGATAGCTTAGTAATAAACTGCTCAATAGAGTGGTGTTCCTAAGAATCCATCACCTTAACGTATTCGGTGGAGGAGGTCCAAATGTCCAAAACGTGCTGAAGACATTTTAAAAGCTGCAAGGAATTTATGGCTGACGAGCCTAAAACGGGGGTATGAAAAATGTTATTTAGAGTTAATGGATTAAGCGGATTAAATAATTGTTTTGCGGTGCCTTTCTTTGATGCAGATAAAGGCGGTGGTGGCGGTGGTACCGGTGGCGGGTTTGCTGATGACAGTGTTGACGATGATCCCAATTTACCGGATGAAGATTTAGACGTAGCAGGAGATGAACAAGACGATATGCCGGAAGATGAACCAGAGGATGAAATAGAAGGCGAACCAGAAGAGGACGAGTCAGAAAAAGAACCGGACAAGGAACCTGATTCTCAAAAAAATACTCCTAGACCAAAAACTGTAACTATGTCCCAAGAAGAACTTGATCGGATTATATCTGACAGGTTAGAGAGGGATCGGCGGGTTAGAGAATCCCAAGAACAGCAAAAGCAGCAGCAGGCCCAGCAACAGCAGCAATTTAACCAATGGTACAACAACGAACTTACCATACAAACTAAGTTTTACGCCGATAAGCTGGGGTTGGACGATGATACCGCAGCCGCTTTGGCCAAGCGGGATATGGATAATCAAGTGCGGATTATGCAGGCCGAGCAGGTTTCAAAGCAAAGTCAAGAATCCTGGCAGATTCAGCAGAAAGCCGCTAAATATCAGCAGGATAAGATGGAGCAAGTATCCAGAAATCCGATGGTTGCAAAGTACATTAAGGAAATTGATGCCTTTGCCCAAAACGGAGCGGCCGGGGTTGATTTTATGGTTGCTGCCAAATATGTGCTGGGCGAAAAAATTGCATCCGGGGAATTGCTTGATACTGTTACATCAGCAGTAGAGCAAAAAACCCTCAAGAATGTAGGGAAGCGACAAAAAATAGGAGTCGAAAAAGACAGCCAGCCGGGGGCATCAACAAAACCAAAATTAACGGCAGAACAAAAGAGAATATGTCGGAACTTAGGAATTTCTGAAAAGCTTTATTTGTCAAATTTAAAAAAGAAGTAAAAAAAACGAGGTGATTAATTTATGGCTTACACAGCTAAGAGAACCACTCAGGGGTTCGAATATATAGGTAATTTACTTCATCAGGAAGATGCGGGCATGGACTTTGAATTAACGCCCAATACGGCATTTACCAAGGGTGATATGGTTGTTTTGACTAACGGGAAGGTGGCGGCGGCGGCGGCCAACGCGGCCAATGTGCTGGGTGTCATGGCGGAAACCTTCAGCACTACTACCAACCCTTCCGCTAAGACTACCAAGGGAAAGGTTTTAATTAACCCGTTCAATATTTACCGGTGCAGTTTTGCGGATCACAAAGATGGTACGGCAACCGGCGGGACCACAACCACCCTAATTGATACTGCCCTGGGCACTTCCGATGATGATCGCTGGAACGGCGCTTTGCTTTTTATTTACGAGGGCAAGGCCGCAGGCAGTATTCGTACAGTTACAGATTATGATGGTTCCGATGAGACGCAACCGTGGAAGAACCGTTCCCGGAAGCTCCCGATGCCACCAGCAAGTATATCCTGCTTGGTTTGGCCGGGGAAGCAAATGATGTGATTAATGTAGGCAAATCCGGCGTGAATCTTAAAGATGCTAATACCATTGATGCCAACGCAGCGGTTCTTAGCAGCGCTGTTGAACAGGGGCCCTTGGTTGTGCTTCGGGTTGATCCGGTGAACCTGACCATGGATGTAATAATCAAAAAACACTTATTTAACTCCTAATCGGAGTTTTATTTATTTGGAGGTGATTTAGTATGACAATGTTAAGCGACAATTGGGCCGAGGCGTTAGAGCCGGGGCTAAGGGGAATATTTACTCAGGCAATGAGTGACTATAAGAACTTTCCTGATTATCGGAAGGTTCTTTTTACTGTCGAGAATTCTCAACGGGCATTTGAAGAGTATTTGGGCGTTGGCGGCACCGGGACAATGGACGAATGGGATAATTCCGTTGGTGTATCTTATGAGGATACCGAGAAGGGTTTTAATCCTTCATTCCGTCATAAGAAGTTTTCCAAAGGTAAGAAAATTGAACGTGAATTGTACGATGACAATATGTATGGCGAAATTAAGAGCAGAATTTTAAGTTTGGCGGATTCTGTTTATTTCACTTACCAGAAACATGCGGCCAGCGTGTTTAATAATGCTTTTAAAGCCAGTGTTTACGGTGCGGATGAAAAGCCGCTGTGCGCTACTGACCATCCCAAGCTGCCGGGCAGTTCCAACACTTTTGGTAACGCTGGGACATATGAACTGACCGCAGAGAATGTGGAGAATGTACGCACCAAGATGATGGAATGGACCGATGATAAGGACAATGAGATTTTGGCATTGCCGGATACTTTGATTGTTCCCACTGCTCTTCGGAAAACGGCAATAATTATTGCCGAAACTAAAGAAGAGCCGTTCCAAAGCGATTATGGGGTGAATATCTGGAGGGGAAATTTGAAAGTTGTGGAAAATCCCTTTTTGACCGATACTAACGCCTGGTTTATGACTTCTTCTGGACGGCAAAAGCGGGATCTGCTCTGGTTTGACCGCAGGAAACCGGATTTTGCCAATGAGAAGACCTTCGATACTGAGGTTGCGAAATATAAGGTAGTCGCTAGATTTTCGTACGGGTGGAAAACGCCCTATTTTGTTTATGGATGTAATCCAAGTTAAAGAGATATTAAATAATAAAGTCATGGGGGAGTTGACTATTAATTTGGTCGACTCCCTAATAATTAAAGGAGATGGTTATAATGGCTTACAATAGGCATTTTGGTTGGAAATATTCGCATTTCGGTGAAGATACCAAGGGACATGATGTAAAGGGATTTGGAGATACCACGGGAAAATATTTTATGTGGGATGCTTCGGCCAACAAGTTTATTTTAGTTGGGGATCTTAGCATTAATGGAACTGACTTGGTGGCCACGGTAGCGGAATTAAATCTTTTAGACAATGCCGACCGGGTTGTAAAGGTAGCCAAGGTAGCCCTAGGTCATGTAGATACCGAGGGTGGAGTATTTTCCTGGCAGAATAATGAAGGCGCATCTATCATTATCCAGCGGATTATTTTAGATGTGACCACTAAGACTGCCGAGGCATGTACTATTGACGTG